GTAGTTAAAAGTTTAAATGCGTTAAATAGTAATATGAGTCGTCTTCTCGAACAAACTGAAACAATTGGTAGAAAACAAATTCGAGCAGTACAGGCTAATTCAAACAATGTCTACGAGAAAGCATAATGAGCTGGAAAAAATATTTTACACCGGTAACAGTCAATTCGCAGTCTAGATCTTCTAGTCCAATTGCCAACAGCAACAGTATGGGACCAGCGCGAAAGAATTATAACAGCTTCTTACCAGAAGTATATTCTGGAGCACCAAACAGAATCCATAGATACATGCAGTATGACAGCATGGACATGGACAGTGAAGTCAATGCCGCACTGGATATTCTAGCAGAATTTTGCAGCCAAAAGAACAGAGAAAATTCAACACCGTTTCACCTACACTTTAAAAGCAAGGCCACTAATAGTGAAATTGCTATATTAAGAGAATATCTACAACAATGGTGTAAGTTACAGCAATTTGAAACAAGAATATTCCGTATTGTGCGAAATGTTTTCAAATACGGGGATGCAATATTTGTAAGAGATCCAGAAAATAAAAAATGGGTTTACATTGATCCCAGCAAATTAGTTAAGATTATTGTCAACGAAAGCGAAGGCAAAGAGCCTGAACAGTATGTAATTAGAGATCTTAATCCTAACTTTTTTGATCTTGTAGTTACTACATTAAGTCCAAATAGTCCAAACACAGTCAGCAGAGGCACAAGCTATGCGGCGGGTAGCGCCAGCGCAGGCGGTATGGTAGGCACATACAATGCACCATCGTCTACTGGATCTAGATTCAATACTTTTGAAAATGAATTGGCCATTGATGCAAAACATGTAATTCATTTAAGTTTATCAGAAGGATTAGACAATAACTATCCATTTGGTAATAGTTTGTTAGAAACTATTTTTAAAGTATTCAAACAAAAAGAATTACTTGAAGATGCTATCTTAATCTATCGTATACAACGTGCTCCAGAAAGACGTATTTTTTACATTGACGTTGGTAACATGCCCAGTCATTTGGCCATGGGATTTGTTGAAAGGGTTAAAAATGAAATACATCAACGTAGGATACCTAGTGCTACTGGTGGTGGTGGCAATGTTGTTGATTCAGCGTATAATCCACTGTCAATTAACGAAGATTACTTCTTCCCAACCACCGCTGAAGGCAGAGGAAGTAAAGTTGAAACTCTACCAGGAGGAACGAATCTTGGTGAGATTGACGACTTAAAGTACTTTACTAACAAGTTATTCCGTGGTTTAAGAATTCCAAGTAGCTATCTGCCAACTGGTGCAGATGACAGCCAAGCGCAGTATAACGACGGGCGAGTTGGCACAGCATATATTCAAGAACTGCGTTTTAATGAATACTGCAAAAGACTACAGAGTCTAATGGCAGATATCTTTGATCAAGAATTTAAACTTTATCTCTATGATCGAGGTATTAACATTGATAATGCATTGTTTGAATTAAAATTTCAACCGCCGCAGAATTTTGCCAGCTATCGTCAGGCAGAGTTAGACAATCAACGTATCAATACTTACAATGCTATACAGCAGATTCCCTACGTTTCTAAACGATTTGCACTTAAACGATACCTTGGTTTGAGTGAAGAAGAAATGGCAGAAAACGAACGTCTATGGTCGGAAGAAAACGGAAAAGGTTCGTTGGCTTCAACAGACAGTTCTGGAGAACTACGTGGAGTAGGATTAAGTCAAGCTGGTATAGAAGCTGATGCAGCCGCTGCCACAGACACTGAAGCACCACCAGATATGGCGGGAGCAGCACCTCCGGGCGGTGCAGCCGCAGCACCTCCAACTGGTGCACCACCAACAAGTCCGCCAGCAGCATAAATATTGATATGATACTTCGAGAATTATTCTATCAAAATGCTGACGCCAAGTCAGTAGCCAACGACATGCGTTACGACGGCAATCGTGATTCTACATCTTTAAAAAGAAGTGATACTAGAAAGACTAGATTAACTCTTAAACAGATAAACGAATTAAGAAAGGCCAGCGAACAACATATTCTTGAGCAGGAAAAAGAGTTGAAATTTATAGAACAAATGTATAAAACTCCAACTCAAGCACCAGCTTGATATCAAAATTCCTAAAAATCACACCATTTAAAGCATATTATTACAATAATATGTAAATATATTTGACAGCCTTGCAAACATTAAGGAGATAAACATGACTGACCGAAGCAAGTTCGAGCAGATGCTCGAATATCTAATTTCCGAAGAGGAAGACAAAGCCAAAGAACTTTTCCATCAACTAGTCGTTGAGAAAAGCCGTGAAATCTACGAACAAATTTTGAGCGAAGATTTTAACGAAGCCAAAGAAGAAGACGACGAGGAAATGGACGAAGCTAAAGCGGAAGACGAAGACGACGAAGAACTCGACGAAGCATCTGCAGAAGATGACGAAGAAATGGACGAGAATTTTGGCTTTGCCGAAGCCGACGATGAAGAAGAAGGTGGAGACATTGGTGGCGACGCTACAGATGACTTCATGAGCGACATCGACAGCGAAGAAGGCGAAGAAGATGACATGGGCGGCGAAGGCGATATTGAAGATCGTGTAGTTGACCTAGAAGACGCACTTGACGACCTCAAAGCTGAGTTTGAAAAACTAATGGGCAGCGAAGAAGGTGAAGAAGGCATGGACGGCATGGACGACATGGGCGGTGACGACATGGGCGGTGACGACATGGGCATGGACGACGAAGAAAGTCCAATGAAGGACAGCTTTTCAGTAAGCGACAACTTCATGCGTGAGTACATTGAAAAAGTTGCAAACCCAAAAGGTGGTGATGACGGTGTTAACACCAAGTCTCCATTAGCTGGTAAGAATGATATGGGCGGTACAACTGCTAATATCGCAAAAGGTGGTGAAGCTAAAGGCGAAGGTACAAAGGGCGGTTTACTCAATCCTAGTACTAAAGAAGAAAACTTTGGTAACATCAACGTTCCTGGCGGAAATGCTGGTAAAACAGCTTTCAAGAAAAAGGAACCAGGCCACGGCGCTGAGAAGAAGGGCGCGGCCGAAAGTGGTGCTGACACAAACAGTCCACTAAATGGTGCTCCAAAAAGAGCAAAATAAGGTTAAGTAGATGAATTATCTTCGTGAAAACCTGAGTTTTGATCAAGCAAGAATGGTCGTTGAATCCGACGGCCATGACGGCAAAAACCTTTATATGAAAGGAATTTGCATTCAAGGCGGCGTTAGGAATCAAAATCAGCGTGTTTATCCTGTTAATGAAATCGGAAGAGCTGTCAAAACGCTTAACGACCAAATTACTGGTGGATACTCAGTTTTAGGCGAAGTAGATCATCCAGATGACCTACGAATCAACCTAGACCGTGTAAGCCATATGATCACAGAAATGTGGATGGATGGCCCTAACGGTTATGGCAAACTTAAAATCCTTCCAACACCTATGGGGCAACTCGTTAAGGCTATGTTGGAAAGTGGCGTTAAGTTAGGAGTTAGTAGTCGCGGATCCGGAAACGTCAAAGAAGACGGCTCCGGTGAAGTGAGCGATTTTGAGATTATTACAGTAGATGTGGTAGCTCAACCCAGTGCTCCGGGAGCGTATCCTACACCAATCTATGAACACCTTATGAATAATAAGGGAGGTTATAGCAGCCTTCGCATAGCAAAGGAAGTGCAGGAAGATCCCAAGGCGCAAAAATATCTTAAAGAAAGCCTATTGAAAATTATAGGTGGACTCCAATAAAGAGGAGAATCACATGTTGGAAGCACTAAAATCTTTGTTTGAAAACAATGTGATTTCTGAAGAGATCAAAGAGTCTATTGAGAAAGCTTGGGACGCTCGTATCAACGAGAACCGTGCTCAAGTAACTCAAGAACTACGCGAAGAATTTGCACAACGCTACGAGCATGACAAACAAGTCATGGTTGAAGCAATTGATCGCATGTTGGGTGACCAACTACGCGAAGAGATTGCACAGTTTGTTGAAGATCGAGATCAACTAGCTGAAGCAAAAGCAAAAGTCGTTGCCAAGTCTAAAAAAGATGCTGAAAAAATGAAGGAATTCATTGTGCGTCAATTGGCTACTGAAGTTAAAGATCTACATGAAGATCAGAAACAAATGGCAGACAAGTTTATTAAACTTGAAAGATTCGTAGTTGAGGCTCTAGCTCAGGAAATTGCAGAGTTCCATACAGACAAGCAAGAGCTTGCGGAAACCAAAGTACGTTTGATCCGTGAAGGTAAACAGGCCTTTACAAAAGTCAAGCAAGAATTCATTCAACGTGCAGCTAAATTGGTAGAATCTACAGTTGAGAAAACTCTTACAACAGAGATTGGTCAACTAAAAGAAGACATCGAAACAGCTCGCAGAGCCGACTTCGGTCGTAAGTTATTTGAAGCATTTGCTAACGAATATCAAACAAGTTATTTGTCAGAGAAATCTGAAACAGCTAAATTGCTCAAGGTTATAAACCAGAAAGAGTTGGAAGTTGCAACAGCTAAAAATGATGCAGCACAAGCTAGACAACTCGCAGAAAGCAAAGAACACAAAATTAAGGCACTCGTGGAGAGTCAAGAACGTCAACACGTTATGAATGAGCTTATTGCTCCGCTAAACGGAAGTCAAAAGCAGATCATGACAGAGTTACTTGAGAGTGTACAAACTACAAAACTAAAATCTAGTTTTGAAAAGTACCTTCCAGCGGTAATCGCTGGTGAAGCACCACAAAAACGTAAGGCACTAGTAGAGGCAAAGGAAGTAACAGGAAATAAAATTCCTAACAGCGCAAGTAGTAGCGAGACTGACAGCAATATTATTGACATCAGAAAACTCGCAGGTTTAAAAATTTAAGGAGAACATTTAAATGTCTGAACTACTAACAAGCCGTTGGAACGAGACCAAGGAAGCCCTATTAGAAGGCCTACAAGGCACCCGTAAATCAACAATGGCTGTAACTTTAGAAAACACTCGCAAGTATCTTGCAGAAAGTGCCACTGCTGGTGCTACTTCTGCTGGTAACGTTGCCACACTTAACCGCGTGATTCTACCAGTAATCCGTCGTGTTATGCCAACCGTTATTGCTAACGAGTTAGTTGGTGTACAACCAATGACTGGACCAGTTGGTCAAATCCATACTCTACGTGTTCGCTATGCTGACACATCCAGTGGAGCAGGAGTTGTAGCTGGTGAAGAAGCATTCAGCCCATTCAAGATCGCTGAAGCTTATTCTGGTAATGCCAGCAGCGGCAACCCAAAGGCAGCTACTACAGCCGCTCTAGAAGGTGCAGCAGGCAACAGAATGAGCATTCAAATCTTGAAACAAACCGTCGAAGCGAAGACACGTAAGTTAAGCGCAAGATGGACTTTCGAGGCTGCACAAGATGCACAAGCCCAACAAGGTATTGACATCGAAGCAGAAATCATGGCTGCTCTAGCACAAGAAATCACTGCTGAAATCGATCAAGAAGTTCTTGGTTCATTAAGCACATTGGCTGGTACAGCTACAGAAACATACGACCAAAGCGCAGTATCTGGTACTGCTACATTCGTTGGCGACGAACACGCTGCTTTAGCTGTTCAGATCAACCGTGTTGCTAACTTGATCGCTCAGCGTACACGTCGTGGTGCTGGTAACTGGGCCGTAGTAAGCCCAACAGCATTGACAATTCTTCAAAGTGCTACAACTAGTGCGTTTGCTCGTACTACAGAAGGCACATTCGAAGCTCCAACAAACACCAAGTTCGTTGGTACATTGAACAATGCTATGAAGATCTATGTAAACACATATGCAACATCTGATGATGTTCTTATTGGTTACAAAGGTTCCAGCGAAAGCGATGCAGCAGCATTCTATTGCCCATACGTTCCATTGATGAGCAGTGGTGTTGTACTAGATCCATCAACATTTGAACCAGTCGTATCATTCATGACACGTTACGGTTATGTTGAATTGACAAACACAGCGTCATCTTTAGGTAACGCTGCTGACTACCTAGGTAAAGTTGGTATCACAACAGCTAAAGTTAAATTTAGCTAATCAACCAAAGGTTGTTAAAAACAAAAAAGGCTCTTCGGAGCCTTTTTTCATATCTGCTAAATACATAGTACGACTTACACAGGGTAAGTTTTATGCGGAAATCCAACCGCGTACAGCCTAGAACGCTGTTTTTCTTAAGGAGAAATTAAATGGGACGTCCTCTAAATAAAAAATATTTTGGTAATACGAATGATCCGCAAATTGGCGGAGAAGGTGTAGCAAGTGTAACAATTGCTGCTCCAATCGCAGCCAGCATGAATACTGGCGCAACTGCTGTATTCAGCGCACCTCAACTTCCAGGTGGCGTAACTGCTACCGGTACTGTAACTATTGATGGTGCCGGCGACATTGCAGCTATTGTTATGACTAATGCAGGTTCTGGGTATACCGCAGTTCCAACAATTACTGTAACTGATACAGTAGGTGGTGGTGGCGAATCCACAGTATTAACAAGCGGTGCAGGCGGAGTAACCGTTGCACTTACAGCAGTTAAAACAAATGCAATTACAATGACAGGTCGTGTTGTGGCAGGTTCTACTGTTGCGCTTGATGTTGTTAAACAAACTGGTAGCCGTCGTTATCTAGTAACTGATGGTACTAACACTGGCGTTGTTGCATTAGTAAGCGAAGCTGTTGATGCGGCAGGCGAAGCACAAATTGTTGCTACTGACAGCAACAACGGAACTTATTACGTAACTAAATTAACAGCACATAGAGCAGTTATTGTTCCAGGAACAGGAACACAATTTCCTCTAGTTGGTGGAAATCCACAGTCAGTGCCATGGGTTTTAGATACAGCAGTGTTAGATACTTCTGTTAAGATTCCTAATGCCTAAATAATAGGAAATAGATAATGTCTGTTAAAATTGTTAAAGTTCAAAGTGGTGACTACAAACTGGTAGTAGGTTCTGTAAATCCGCAGACTGGAATTCCATCTGCGGGTAATATTACGTTTGATACTAACCCAACAGGACAGGTAGGAGACGGAAAGGTCACTATTAAAGGTGACCTTGAAGTACTAGGAACAACTACCACAGTTAACACTGAAACTGTAACAATTGAAGACAACATTCTCGATTTAAATTTTGGATGGAATGGTAGTACCACTCCTGGCAGAACTTCAGGTCTTTGG